ATGGATAAGAAGCAGGCAAGAAAATATGTTAAGGAGATAAAAAAGACATTAAGTGAAAGTGAAGTTATAGAAAGAAGTAAAAATGTTATAAATAGAATTTATGGACTTTCACAATATAAAAATAGTGTTAATATTTTAACATATGTAAATTATAATCAGGAGGTCGTGACAAAAGAACTGATAAATGTATGTCTTGCAGATGGTAAGAATGTGTATGTACCTAAGGTGTATGGGAAAGAGATGAAGTTTCATAGGATTAATTCTCTTGATGATTTAAAGCCGGGAGCGTATGGAATCTTAGAGCCGGTTACACAGTATACAGAAGATGTAAGCGAAGGACTTATGATAATGCCAGGGGTTGCATTTGATAAGAAGCTTAACAGAGCCGGATATGGTGGAGGCTTTTATGATAGATACCTTGAAAAACATCCTGATATATGTAAAGCAGCAGTCTGTTTTGATTTTCAGGTTGTGGATGAGATAGAAACAGAGAATTATGATTTAAAGCCTGATGTGCTTGTTATGGAGAGTGGGGTGCTTGTGGGAAATACAGGAGAATATGAATAATGCAAAGGATAGTTTAGTGGCTGTATTAGATATTTTATGTATGGTTAAGAGAAAAAAATAGTCAGATATATGTATAGAAGAAAATAGACCTTTTTCATAATCCAGTTCCGGGTTATAAAAAAGGTCTTTATACATCAGATCCGGTTGGTTCATTGGAATATATTAAGAACGATTCAAAACTTAAATTAAAAGAGGATGAATGGGAATACGCAAGGAAAATTGCATTTAAATTCGTTAAGTAAAATATGAAAGAATGGGGTGGAGCTACAGATGATGAGTTAGATAATGACGAGATGAAAGAATATTTCAAATCGTTAGGTTTTGTGGATTTAGTAGAAAATAAGAATGAAAGCAATGGAAAATAGCTGTTAAAAATTAATAGGATAAAAGCCACCATTCACAATTAAGTGATATGGTGTTTTTTTATGCTTTTTTTCGCAGGTGGTAAAGAACGGAAATAAGATATGGAGGATAGTTAGATGGAATGGTTAAAGGCAATTCTTGAAAAAGCAGAAATTAAAGATGGAAAGCTTAATGTTGAAGCGGTTATGAATACCGTACAAAAAGCATTTCCTAAACATGCAGTGTCCAAGACAGATTTTGATGCTAAAACTAAGGAGCTTGAAACTGCAAACAGTACGATTGCTGGATTAAAAAAGGCAAATGGTGACAATGAGGCACTTCAAAATAAAATAGGTGAATATGAAAAAAATTATAAAATTCACATTTATATTTTCTTGACATATACTGACCATTTCAGTACAATTTTAAGTTGAGTTATTAGGCAGAAAGTAAATATTAGTAAGAAATGTCAGAAACGGAGATATAATAAATATGAGCGATAATAAAGATATTAAAGATTTAATACCGGAAAATGCATTAGAAAGACAGCTTTATTATATAGAAAAGTGTAAAGAATATGTTAAAAAAGTAAGTGAGGAACTGGGACGTCCGTTAAAGTGCTGTGTAAATACATTCGGATGCCGCAGTGTGTCTGTAAACAAGACGATGTAACCCAGTATTTATGCGGGTTCTTTAATATCTAAAAAGCGTGTATTGTACATATTTATACAATACACGCTTGATTTTTTTACTCAAAATTATGTTCTAATCCATTAATGAATCTAATGGCTGCTACGTGGCCATCTTTGACAAGAACGTAATCTATCGTCTGATTTATAAAATCCTTTAATATATTATTATCAATATTCATGGCCAGATTTACAAAATCAATGTGACCGCCGATGAGTTGTCTGCTTACCAAAAATGCTGAAGCTTTTTTAACAAATGACATATCACTGGCCGATGTAACAGGAGAAGTATTACTAAGTTCAGCTATTTTATTATCAATAAGTTTAATATTATCTTGAAGTTCTTTTCTTTTAACTGTAAATTGAGATTTTGACATTGATTCAGGATCATATATGTATAAGTCCGTAAGACGTTCAATAGCTTTTTTATATTTATTTTTCTGCTGGATATATATGTCGAGCTGAAATGAATTATCATTATCATCAGCAGGAATATTATCAGTCATAATATTTTTAATCATATGACTTCCAGTGCTATGCATAATATTATAAGTTTTTTCAAGGTCGACACGGTTAATATGCAATCTGTTAAACTGATTACCAGAAAGCAGTGAAGCTTCAAAGACCTTTATATCTCCGGTAAAATTCTTCTGTGCCGTAATCAGGTTGGCAATATAATTAAATATAAATTCTCCAAGGACGGTATCGCTTATTGTCTTTGATGGACAGTCAAGGAGAGCCGCACGTCGGTTACAACGGTAGACAGAGGGGCGATAGCCGTTGGCTCTGGCTCTGTCCTTACATGCATTAAAGCCGGATCCACAATAAGCACATTTTAACTTATTAGAAAATATGTGTACATGTACGGTATGCCTGAACTTAGCTGTGTTGTGACTGCCGTTAGAATCCATAATCCTGTTACAGCGTTCAAACTGCTCTTTGGATATAATAGGAGTATGGTTATTTTCCTTTATAATCCATTCAGATTGTGGTTTCAATCTTCCCCTGGCACTTTCACGCATGTTATAACGGTACGTGCCAATATAGAAAGGATTACGGATTACATCGTTAATAAGTTTAGACGTCCATTTGCCGCCCCGTTTTCCTTTAATACCCTGACTTACAATATTTCTTAAGACCTTGCTGCAGGAATGAGTGCGTTCATATTCGTCAAAAATATACTGTACAAGTTTAGCCTCATTTTCATCTGGGACCGGAAACTTAATATTATCATCCCATTTGTATCCAATAGGCATCCTTGCACCATTCCATAGACCTTCTTCAGCTCTGTTAAGCATAATACTTGTTACTCGTTCAGATGTCATGTTTCGCTCAAGCTCTGCAAATATTAGAATGATTTTAAGCATAGCCTCGCCAATAGCAGTAGAAGTATCAAATTGTTCATTCATGCTTATAAATGCTACGTGGTTATCTTTAAGCTCTTTGTACATAGATGCAAAGTCAAGCAGGTTACGTGACACCCTGTCAACCTTATATACAATAAGTTTGGTAAAGTGGCCACTTCTTACCTTGTGCATCATTTCCTGAAACTTTGGCCGGTCCGTATTCTTGGCAGAATAACCGTCATCTTCAAATATTTCATAGTCAGAGATGTTTAGAAGTTTACAATATTCTTTTAATTTTTTCTTCTGGAATGGCAGGGAGTCCTTATCAACCTGATAGCGTGTAGATACACGTACATAGAGTGCAGCTCTTTCGTGAGCAGATATGTTATTCATAAAATCAACCTTCTTTCTGTAGATAACCGAAAAAAGGGTATAAAAGTCCATTGATTTAATCTGGCTTTCATGTTAAAATACATGTGGTTTTCGGAAAGCCGATTTTCGGTTATCTGATATTTCTAAGGTTCACCGGTTGCAGCCGGTGAGCCTTTTTTATTATAGCATATTTTTCATTATGTTATATTAATTTTAATTAATTTAATCAATTTATTAAATATTCGTTATATACAATATTGTGAAAATAATTAAAACAATATATAATATATACGAGGATGAAGTAGGGGTTATTGTGAAAGGAGATTTGATATGGAGTATATTTCATCATTTACATATTGTGATACAATACAGACAGAATTAACGCCAGAAGGACAACAACAAAAAATTGTAAATCCATTACAAGCGTTAATGCCAGTTGCAATACCGGGCAATTTTTCATTTGGAATTGCATGTAGTGTTGCAGGATTTGATACAAATAAGGAAAATATTATTGAAATATTATTTTTAGACCCTAATAATAAGGCATTGTATGATACAGGAGAAGTTAAATTTCAATTGCCACCAGACCAAATAAAGGTAAGTGGAGTGGCAGGTATGCAATTTAATATAGATATTAGAAACTTGATTTTTAGAGAAGAAGGGTTATATTCAACAAAAGTAATATTTAATCACAAAGAATTAGGAGAATACAAGATACAAGTGATAGTAGGTGAATAATTATGACAGACATAAAACGAACATGTGGAACTGCAATTGGAGGAGTTCTATTTATAAGTATGTTGATATCTGGAAATAGTGTTTCAAAAGTTGAAGCTAATTGTTTAACAGATGAAAATATAAGAATTGTTAATTCAGATACAGCAGAAATATGTAAAACTTATACATTAAAAAATGGTATAAATTATTCTTTGTCAGGATATAATACATATAATCCAATGTATAAAAACGTTGAAAATGTTGTTATGAATGAAGAAAAAATGTATAATTTGAAAAAACTAGACCGTATTGCTCTTTTAGAAAATGGGTGGAATGGTAATATGGCAAAAGCATTTGATAGAAACTTAATTTCTAAGGTTAGAAAAATCATTACTGTATTAGAAATTCAACCAGAGGTATTTCCAACGGCATGTGAGTCAATACAAATTGAATATGAAAAAAAAGATGGTTCATATTTGGAAATTGAAATAAATTCAGATGATAAATGGGAAGTATTTAAAATTAACAGTGATGGTGAGGAAACTTATTTCTCAATAGTAGCTGATGTAGAAGCTATTATTAAGGTGGTGAATGAGTTCTATGGATAATACATTTCCTGATTGTGAAAAGTTATATAGAGCAGTTTTTCCAGAGTCTTATAAGGAAATGTTTTGGAAAAAAAGTGGTAAGGTATCTTCAGCCGCTTTTACAGATAGAGCAGGTTTATCTGTTGACCGTGGAAATTTTAGAGATGATAAGATTGTAATAGAAGATATGCGTAAATTTTTTCAAGGATGTATTATTTCTTTTACAGTTGGACAATGTAGAGAAGCAGATATAGTAGTTAAATATAAGCCAACTAAAAGAGATAGATATCATTCAGAAATTCATGGCGGTGAAGATATGCCTTTGTTAAGTAAGGCACAGAGAAAAAAATTAGCAGAAGTTGCAGAAATGGAATATTATGAAAAGTAAAAATAGCGCTTTCTAGCAGAGAGCGCTATTTTTTACGTTAATTTTTAATCATGGTCATTATACATAGGAATAATTGTTTAGCAATATTATTTGGCATAATGACTTCTGTAAATTCTTCAAGTAAAAACATTTAGCTTTTTTATTTTTCGTTTCATTTCGATGTGTTATCGTTTCATTTTTTATATTTTTATTTCGTAAGTGCAAAATCCATAGAAAACCTCTGTAAAAATAAAAAGACCCCGGGCCCGAAGGACACCGGAGTACGTTCCATCAATAATATATTCAATACATTGAAAAATATTAAAGGTGGCAACCGAAGTTACCAACTTACTAACAAATGAAATTGGTGGGGTGACATTCCCACATCTCCAACTAGGGTGACGGCTGCCCGTTCCGTCCTCAGATTTCATTTGATATAGTTTATGTTTCTGTAACTTTGATTATACATTAATTGAGGTCATTATACATAGGAATATATGTTAGTTCTTCAACTCTTTTCATGGCTTCCTGCTCGTCCTTGAGATAGGAACTCTCTTAGCAGTAATCAAAATGTTTATCGAGAGTCTCTTATAAAAAGGATAGGGGGCGAAAGCCTCCGACCCTTTGGATAATTTTATCATAATCTCATTTTATAAACAATATATTATGAAAAAAATAAAAACTTTAAAAAATGTGTTGGAACTAATTGGATTAATTATCATGCTAATCTGGATTGTCTGGGGACTGATTATACTGATATTTTAATTCATATAAGCTGACCTAACGGCTATACGGGGATTCATTGGTTACACACATAAACCATCTAGCACACCTTGGCGAAATGTTCAGAAAAGGTAACGTCACTTTGAATTAAAGTAAAAAAACACCACAATTACTGTGGTGTTTTAGATAGTCTGCTTATAATAAAAGACACCCACATAATGTAAGTGCCTTTCAACCAGAATACATCTGGTTACTCTGTATTAGTATATTACCATAGCACCTAATATCTTACATAGATTAGATTTCATTAGTTGAAGCAACTTCTTTTTGAACTTGTAAAAGATTTACGTCAAATTCACCATTTTCATTTAAAAATCTATCAAGTGCAATTTTTGAGTTGTTTAAATAAAAATATAAATTTGAAGCAGGAATTCCAGTTGCATCTAATATAATCTTTGTATCTTTAGGATATACAGAGATATGGTTAAATATTTCACTTGCAATAGCTGATGATAAGTTTTTGTATGGAGCACTATGGTTAAATAAACTTAACAAAATCAGTAATCTATTTAATCCGTAGGTGTCTTTTAATTGCTGTGCACTTGTACATATTTTTGATAATTGTATAACAGTTCTACTATTTATAGAAATATCATTTTTTGGTTTATAATTATATATTCTTCCACCATGAGCAGCAAGGTTACGATAATCTAAAAATAATATCAAAGAGTCAGTAAAAATATTTTTTATTTCTTCTTCTTTAGCTAATTGTTTGTCAATATTATACGCTTTAGCAATTATATTTTCTTTTTGTTCAGCTTTTTGTAATTTTATAAAATTAAAAAGAGTACTCATATAAATACCTTTAAATAGTACCCAGGGTGGGACATTGCCGTATGTTTCACGATTATATTTAATAGGGTCTTTATCCGAATTAAGAGCGTCATTCATTTTTCTTAAAATATTATGACGATTAAACTTTGAGTTTCTTCTATCTCTATAATTATTTGGCTTTAAATATTTTGCATGGTTTGAAGTAAAGGCTTCAGCAATTACATAAGAAGTAATAGCTCTTAAATGTTCTTCTAAATCCATAAGTGAAAGCATAATATAATTTTTTATAGAATGGTCGAATGTGAAAAAGGAAAAAATTTGTTCAAAAGTTGTTCCCTCTTTATAAAATTCAATTTTATCTTCTTTTATAACATAAGGTTCTTTATATCCATTAATCAAATCATAATAACCATATGTTAATAGTGCAGATTTTGCAAATTCTTCATTATTAATAATTAAGCCTCGTTTTTTTAATATATTAATTTGTTCATCAATAGTTGTAAATATTTGTGGTTGTTTTTCCAATATTTTTCTCCTTATATGCAAAAAGAGCCTCAAGATATATAATCTTGAAGCTCTTAAGCAGCCGGATACCAGCCATTCTCTAACTAAATTAGATTATATACCTATAAAGTTCGTTTGTCAATTATTCCTTTTGAAATATTTTATGTGATTAATTCCTACCTCACCCAATGCCTAACCCACCATTCATAGCTGACGATTCGTCCGCCGCCTTTTTCTGCGCTTCGAGCTGCTGGCGGTAGCCGGCTGTCTCGGCATCGATGTCAACGTCGGCAGGGTTGAGCTTTACTTTATTTCTGTTATTACCAGACTTATCGTCTCCCTTAATCTTATCTACAAAGTTCTTAACCATATTCCATTCAGCCGGTGACAACTGGCCAAGAGCAATGAAGGTATTCAGGATAAATTCATCGTCGGTATTAAGTGTTTTCTTAACAATATCAGCAGCCTGTTCAGCACGGGATTTTTTTAAATACATGCTTCCATCGCCGGTGCGAAGCCATTCTTCATTTACACCGAACTCTCTACAGATGGAGATGATATTTTGATTAGTTATATTTCGATGACCACTCTCTATAAGTGATAATGAACTTCCTTTTAGTCCTATACGAGCGGCAAAAGCTTCCTGACTTAATTTTAAAGCTTTTCGGAGTTCTTTTATTCTATTATTCAATGTAATAACCTCACTTTCATATATCTATACGCGGTAAAATCTTACATTACAAGTATTAAACAAACCCATATGCCTTGTAAATAGATAAAATTGTATTAAATTATATACAATCAGCAGGCTGATAATATTAATTCCTACCTCACCCGATGCCTAACCCACCATTCATAGCTGATGATTCGTCCGCCGCTTTTTTCTGTGCTTCGAGCTGCTGGCGGTAGCTGGCCACCTCGGCATCGATGTCAGGTATATCATATTGTACGGCAAGAGCTGCGGCATCTTCCTGGCTGGCAGTTGCATTAAACTTATCTATAAGCTGCTCAAGAGCCTGCCAGTCCTTTATGTCAAATTTGGCGAATGTCTTAAACACATTCTTGGCGAACTCATTCTCGCCACTTAATACCTTATCTATTAATGCACTGTATTCATCCTTAGATTCAACGAACATCGGTTCGTTGCCATTCAATAACCAGTCTTCATTCACATTAAATTTACTGCATATTAGCTTGTATAATGACATCTTCTGTTCGGGGCGGGCAAGGCGGTTATTTTCGATATTATTAATAACATCTCTGTTTACTCCTAGGCTTTTCCCAAATGCTGTTTGAGACATTTTTAACGATTTTTTTCTCAAATCTTTTATACGGTCATAGACTTCCATTATATTGTTGTCTCCTTCCATTATATATTTATCAATTCTATAAGTTTAATATACATCACTATAATGAGCGTGTCAACACACTCTTTTTTAAAAAATAATAAAAAAGAGTTGAAATGCTCATTATAGCGATGTATATTGAGTATACGAACACGATAAACAAGACGTTGGTTGAGTTAATAACACATTAATTTATTAAATTAGAAAGGAGGCATTATATTATGCTGGAAGAAAAGAATAATGTAATTGAGCAGACCGCTCTTAAATTCTCCGAACTGGAGAATGATAATAAGACATTCATTCTCGGCTATATGCTGGGAGTGATGAAGGAGCGGGAGGAGAGGAAGCAGAGGCAGGCGGTGTATTCGCAGGGAGTACTTGCCATGGCGAATATGCAGAAGAAAGAAAAAGCCGGTACTGAACCTAAGTACCAGCAGATGAGTTTGTTTTAATTTAAAGCAAAAAATTAATTGGAGCAAAGCTCCCCGGCTGCAACCGGTTATTAAAGAAAGAAGGAAATATCATGGATAACCTTAATATAAAAGAACAAAAAGAAAAGCTCATGGAGCAGTTAGCACAGTATGGTATTACAACAGAAAAGCAACTGGATGCTGCACTTGCTGATGTACTAAGTGAGCTTGATATAGGCATTATGACAATGCCGATTCCAACGCAGGACGTGAATACAATTAACAATTAAATATCACCACACACAGCCGTCAGAAGCTGTGGAGTGGATTCGGGTTTCGTTGCGGTAGTTACCCGGTTGGCAAGCGTGTTGCCAATATACCGAAAGAACCGCAACAGTACACCGCTGGTGGATCAGCGGCGGTGTACTCACAGAGCTAAGGTGCACAGGTTACAGGTACAGAACAAGAAATTACATCTCCTTTATTCAATCTATAAACGTTAGTTAATTAATCATTTAAAATGTACCAAACATCCCCGTAACAACCTGTGGGCGGGTTCGATTCCCGCCGCTCTGATTAGGGTGCCGGCTTGGGCGGCATCCGGTAGAAAATTAAATGAAAGAAGGTGGATATTGATGAAAATTAAAAACTTGATAATAAGCGGCCTTATCACAACCATTATATCAATGGTTGCACCATTCAGACAGGCTACGACACTTGAGTGTGTCATATGGTTTGTTGTGATGACTGGGCAAGGAGTACTTGCCATGGCGAATATGCAGAAGAAAGAAAAAGCCGGTACTGAATCTAAGTACCAGCAGATGAGTCTGTTTTAGAAAGAAGGTGCAGACTATGAGAGAAATCAAAGCAACATTCCCAGACGGAACAAGAGAGAATTTTGGAAGATTTAGTGACCTTAGAATGTATATGAAATATGAACACAAGACAGAAGTAACAATCACAGTTCGTTACTGTCTTGAAACCGTGGCAGAGAATAGGCATCTGACATATGCAGATGTGGCAGAGCTGGCAAAGAAGAATGAATATGCTGAAGCTTGGAAGGTCTGCCCGGTGGTTTAGAAATTATACATTTGAAATAAAAAGGAGAAGAATATGACACCACCAAGTTTATATATCAGCATCCCATCAATAATACTATTGTTTGGAGCACCAATAGTATGTTTGCTATGTAAAGGTGAAAAAGCCTGGATATGGATCGGGATGCTGATAGTGGGAGAACTACTTGCAATTCCTTGTCTGGAATTTGCATTTTTATACCTCACGAGATAGTTGGAATATGCAATCATTATACATTTTATCAGAAATTTTATCTGCACCATTTGAACGAACATAATTACCAATTTTTATGAGTTTTTTTCGCGAACGCTTCCATTTGCACAGTGGAATTAGTTCCATACAAGTCTGATAGAAACTTATGCAATAACCAGCGTGGTTTGTGTCATTAGGACAATCTATATATAAGTCGGTAAATTTTTTGATTAGTCCAATTTTGGTAGCGATAATTGATGAGTTCTGTTGTATTAAATATTCCTTAACACTATGTATTAGTGCGGTTATCGCAGGCGCAAATATCGCAGCAATTGCAGAAACAAGTGCTGCATGAACAGTAAAATTATTATCCATAGAGAACATCCTTTCTAATTACTCGGCTACGGCAATAGCCTGTAAGGAAAGTATAGGAGATAGGAATAAATAAGACAAGGGCTACCACGACAGATGTAGCAAAAGTATTAAGAGATATATATTAAAAAAAGATATGAGGTGAATTAAATGATTATACATGATGTGATATTCACTGACTGGTGCAAGATGTTAGCACTATCTATATCCAATGCCTGTGAATTAGACCATGGCGACATATGGAAAGCACGAGAGGCTATTTACTGCGATACTGCAAAAAGATACAGCCCTGAACAAGCTAGTTAATAATCATTAGCGTCCAACCCAGTAACAACCTGTGGGTGGGTTCGATTCCCACCGCTCTGATAAGACATGTCAGCATGTCTTAAGTTCCCTAAGTGACCAGGAACTTAAAAGATAATAAATACATAAGAAAGGCAGGTGAAAACGATGATTAGTTGTGATAATGGAATTGTAAAGCTTGATGGAGAAGTAGTTGAAATATTTGCAGATTTAACATGTATGATTGTTACTATACATGAAGCAGTAGCAGAACAATCGAATGAAGATTATGCTGGTGATTTTATTATAAAATCATTAACTAAAGCAATGGCAGCGATTGATAAGAGGAGTTTATAATGAAGAATTTAATAATAAGTACGCTGGCAACGATTATTATTGCCATGGCTGCACCGTTCAGAGGTGCAACCGCGGCACAGATTGTATTCTGGTTTATAAGCAACATAATAATCATTACCATCAGCCTGCATGAGATTGATGTTATCATGCACAGAAAAAAAGGCAAAAAAAAGAGAGCTGCTAGAACAACTCTCTTAGCATCGGCCACTCATATAGCCGATTGATAATCAATAACAACATGATAATACCATATTTACAGGTTAAAGTAAAGAGGTTAGTTGGAATTAATGGTTGAATGACCGGGAAGGAGAAAAGAATGTGTAATGATAGCACCTAAAGATTGCACTAAGGAGGAATTGATATATTTTATTGAAAAGTGTTGTGTTTTTAATAAAGAAAACTTTGCATATAACATAAAAATATATCGGTCAAATAAATATTTTGAATTATCAGATGAATATTTTCAAAAAGCGGATAAATATCAGGAAGAGTATATTAGTTTACTACATAAATATACGGGAGTAATGGTAAAAGATATACCACAAAAAGATATTGAAAGAATGGTTTTTCTGCAGAAAGAAGCAGAAAAAGCATATGCTAAATCAGAAGAATTTATGAGAAAAGCATAAATATATCACACAGTCTTGACATTAAATATTAAGGAGAACAGATGTCAGAAAAACATGAATACGTCGCATCAAAGAGTGAATACAACATAATAAACGGCAGGAAGATATATAAAGTCAGAGAGCCGTTTTATAAAGAAAAAGAACAGTTAATATATGCAAGCTGTCCATACTGCGGTGGACAGCTTAACAGGATATGGAATCTAAATAACTGCGGTAACTGCGGCGCTGAGATAAGCTGGGCTGATATCAGCGTAGCCGGTTACCATGATATACAGTAATTTGTCCAGTAAAAACCGTTGTAGTTAGATGTAATCCGTTATAAACAATTGTAATTCGGTGTAATCCGTCATAAACCGTTGTAATTCGGTGTAATCCATTACAATCCGATTTACAAGAAAGCAGGAAGTGAGGTATTAATGAATAAGATTGAAATACTGCTTCTTAAGATTATTAAATACAATGAATACACAACATCGTATAGTTCCATAACAGCATATGACTTAAGTAATCTGGAAGATTTCAGACTTAAGTATGATACGATTTATAGATATCTTAAGAAACTGGTAAAAAAAGGTTATTTACAAAATGGCTTGCAGGATGGCAGGCGAATAACATTTTATATAACACAAGAAGGTATAAGAAAGCTGGAGGAACATCAAAATGAATAATGAATTAATGAACAGTAAAATAGGTTTTGTCGCAATTGGGCAGGCCGGAGGTAATATAGGACAAATTTTTGAAAAAAGAGGATATTCAGTATTGTATCTGAATACTTCCAAAGAAGATTTGGATACGATTAAAGATGGAAAATATAAATATCATATCACGGCAGGAGAAGGCTGTAATAAAGACAGGCATAAAGCTAAGAAACTGATAGTGGAAGATTTTAATAATATTTTAACCAAGATTGATGACACTGTAAAAGCTGATATGCTATTTGTCGTATTTTCATCCGGTGGCGGGACCGGTTCAGGAGCAGGACCAATGTTGGTTGATATGCTGGTGTCAGAGGGCAGGGATGTCGGAGTGATAACAGTAATACCGTCAATTACAGAAAGTCTTAAGACACAGGTAAACGCTTATGAGTGTTTTCAGGAGCTGGTTAATATTGAGAATTGTGGGAGCTGCTTTATTCTGGATAACGATAAAGGCAAAGACAGGCTTGCTATAAATGCAATATTTGTAAATGCTCTATGTGCATTTTTAGATATACCAGATAAATACAACAGCAAAAAGGGAAACATAGACGTTGCAGAGATTATGGAGAGCCTAAAGGCTCACGGAATGGCGAGTGTGAGCCAATTCACGGATACAGACGTGGCAAAGCTGGTTGAACAGGACAAAAATATCTTTGCTCCAATACAAGATGACAAGGTTATAAAGTATATAACAGTAGCAGCATATGAAAGTCTTACTAATATGCAGGACATAACAAAAGTATATGGAGAACCATGGGACATATTCAGGGCATATACGTCAAGAGAGTCAATTATGTTCATATCGGGTTTATCTTATCCTGTAGACAGGTTGGATAAGATACATCACAAGGTTGAAGATAATAAGGACTCTATAATCAAGAATTTATCATCAGGGACAGGGACAAGTCTTACTGGCAATTTCGATTTTTTAACGCCGAAGATGACTGAAAAGAAAGTTGAGAAAGTACATAGCCGTGATGATATTTTCAAGAAATATTTATAAATTGAAAAATAAGTATATACCATCCTCTGTATCAGGGGATGGTATATAGTCGCATATAGAAATATCAACAGAAGAGAGGGATTTGACATGAATTATATAGTGGAACAGAACACATTTAGAAAATATGCACATGATAATTATTTATCGGGTAACGCCATGCTGTTATGGTATGCCCTCTTTGGAATTAACAACGATTTACAGTGGGTTGAATGGTTCAAGGTGGATAATGCACGTCTTAAGGATTATTCAGCAATCAGGCGTGAAGCTTCCCTGATAGAGGCAAGAAATGAGCTTATTAAACATGGACTTATACGGTTCAAAAAGGGAAGTAAGGGGCATCCTAGCGAATATCATATTGTTCCCTTTGAATCTGTTGATAATGTTGTTGATAATAATGCCGGTGTGGACGTACAGAATAATGAATATGCACAGCAGACCAATGACAATGAATGTAATGATAATTGCAATAACAATGTGAATGATGATGATCCGGTTAATGAGATATCAGAGCCTGCGGATGAAACAGCTAAAGGTATTATGTATCCACGTTTTATATATTTTTATAATGTTAAAAGTCATGTTTCTAAAAACGAAATTGTTAATAATAACAAAATGGTTTCAAACCGAAACTATAACGGTTCAGGTGGAAGGGCAGGAAGAAAGGAATATTATTCCAGCCGGTATAAAAACCGAAACCGTTTTAATGCATTTGAACAACGTGAATATGATATGAATGACATGGAAAATTATTTACTGGATAATCTGAGATAAGTTAGTACAAGGTCAGATGTGCATATTTTTTATACATAAAATAATATAAAGTGAAGTGCATGAAAGCCAGATATAATGCGGATTGTAGTACATTGTGTAGCGTATTGCGTAGTACATTCCGTAGTGTATTGCGTAGTACATTCCGTAGCCATAAATAAATATAAAATATAAATATAAATATATATAAACGCACGCACACACGCGTATATAGTAGACATAATTAAAAGCATCCGGGAATAAATCCCCCCCGGATACTGTAAAATCCAACGAAAGAATTGGCAATAAGGCATCCTGTAAAACCTTTGAGCAGTTAATACCACGCAAGAGAGGAGAACCAATGAATATTTTAAGTATTGATGAAATAATAAGCCGCTACAGCCACAGTGTGAATAAGGCTGAACGGCTTAATACAACCGGTAACAGGCATTACGAGGAAAAGAAGAGCGTAATATATTATCTTAAGCTGCTTATGTCTTCCATAAGTCCGGGTGGAGCTTTGGCTGTTGCCAACCCTGCCAATCCGGGTGAATATATGCCGGAGTCTGATATATTTTTTAGTCCGGTGCATGAAGCAGCATATAAGGCACGTGCGGGAGAATGTGAAGCAGGTAACATAACAGACAACGCTGCGGCAACAGATGGCAGTATAACAATCAATTCTGATACATTGACCAATGAATGTAACAGGCTGTTATTTGACAGCATTAACGCAGCGCTGGGAATTGAACTGATGGAGTGGCAGAAGGTGTATATTATTACCGGCTGCAAACTGCAGGAAGGTCAGGCGACAGCACAGGCATTGAAGCAGCTGCTTAAGAATACAGCACGTCCGATGGACTTAACCGGCAGGGCTGTAGGATATTATTGTGCTGATATTGCCGTTACTGACGAAGAACTGGAAGGTTACAGTCGGCTGGTAGCGGACATACACGACAGACTTGAAGCTGCCGGTATTCCTGTAAGGAGAATACTAAGAAATGAGCAGGAATATGAGGAATATATATCAGGAACTGATATAAAAGATCCTGAGGGTGCATGGATTAATGCCATGGCAATACATAATGGGATTTATGAGCGTGAGGAGTATGGGAACAGATAGAAAAAATATTATGTTAAATGGGAGATGAAAGAGTGAATATAAACGGCAGCAACAAGAATTGTGATAACTGCCCTGGTGCTGTATTTCTTGGAGTTAATTCATTAGGTTTAAGGGTATACGGCTGTAGGAACAGGACAGATACATGCAGTCCGGGCGGTACAATAATCGAACAGATGGAAAGTGATGGCGTATATCTGAAAAAAGTTAGAAGAAGATAATAAGCAGAATGTAGATATATATGGAGTAAAAAAGGAGAATATACAAGATGAAAAATTCAGGAAAAGCAAGAATATACCTTAGTGGAGCAATAACAGGATGCGATGATTATATTCAGCATTTTGAAGCAGCGGAGAAGCAGTTGACAGGTGAAGGGTTTTCTGTAATCAATCCGGCAAGGATACTTGACCAGCTTCCAAAGGACACGACAAAGTATGAGGAATACATGGAACTGTCAATGAATCTGTTAGATATGTGTGATTTTATATGTATGCTTGAAGGGTGGGAACAAAGCCGTGGAGCGAATCGTGAATATGGCTATGCACTTGGCAGGGATAAAACTATAATAAAAGAATCACTATTAAAAATATAAAAAATAAAGAAATAATAATAAAAAGCTTGACATAGGGAAAACCCTATGATATAATATATGTATGTTAAGGGAAAGGAGGTTAAGATGTGCTTGATTATTTAATAAAAATGCTTACTATCATGGCACTGGTCTTAGAAATCTGCAACAGAATCGACAAGCTCAGTAAATAGTAAGCATTAAGCCTTTAGGAAAGGAAGGACTGTTACAGCAGTCCTTCTGATAAGGCTAAATCAAGTATATCAGAAATATATGAATAATGCAAAGGATGGTTTAGTGGCTGTATTGGCTGCGTTTATTGTATTGAAGCTCATAGATTTTAATAATATGGGCGTATTAGATTATATAATAATTATATTATTTGCTATATGTGTTGTATTAGATGTTATATGTATGGTAAAAAAGAAAAACTGAAAGGAGTTAAGAAGCTTATGCCGATAGGAACACCCAACACACAGACAAGAGCAACAGAGAAGTACCAGAAGAAAGCCGGATATATAAGCAAGTCGTTCAAGCTTAAGAAAGAGCTGACAGATGCATTTGTAGAAGCCTGTAACAAGAACGGGGAATCACAGGCGTCTGTGATATCAAGATATATGAAAGAATATATCGAAAACACAAAATAATAATTAAATAAAAAAGGACAGATGCAAGCTGGGGAGCATTGGCATCCATCCGTGATAAGACCTGTAGTCGATTATATCAGACTGCAGGTCTTTTTTCAATGCTATAAGTTCATAGAAAAATAAGCAGGGGAAAAGACAGAAAATAATATTTTTTAAAAGAAAGGCAGGTGAAACGTAAGATGAGCAGGAGGATTAAATACTTTGGTGGCCAGCATGAGACACATCCCATCAAAGACAGAAAAGAGATAGAAGCCCTGTATGGTTATTTCCTTAAGAAGATGGCACATGCTAAGACTGATATAAAAAAGTACCAGGCTGAACGTGATTACATGCTTGTACTTATTGGAATCAATACAGCATTCAGGGCAGAAGATCTGTTACAGCTAAGAGTTGCGGATGTGGTTAAGGGTTATGTAAGTGTTAAAGAGAATAAGACCGGCAAGATGCAGAATTACCGGATGAATAAGAAGCTTCACAGCGACATCATGGAATATATCAATAAGTATGATTTAGGAATATATGATTATTTATTTATAGGACAGAAAAAGGTAGTTGATGGGAAGCCGTATGCAAGGCCACTTACACGCCAGCAGGGGCACAGAATAGTTAAGACGGCCGCTGATGCAATAGGAATTAATTATACATTTGGCTTGCACAGCTTAAGGAAGACATTCGGATACCAGTATATTGCAAATGGTGGCAACGTGCTTACACTGATGAAGATGTACAACCATGACAACCCTGATGTAACAATAAGATATGTAATGTGGGGAAGAGAAGACGCAGAGCATGACCGGACAGCGGTATATATAGCACCTAAATATAAATAATTTATAAAAGTTATCCACAGAGTTATCCACCAAAATAACGTAAATTTATTGTACGGTAACATTTTTTGGAAACACAGAAAAAAATAATAAGGCTTATGCCAGTAGATAAGCCGGACAGAGAAGATTTTAAAATGGCTGTAAAAAATTTTACAGTTTAAGGTATTATGTAACATTTTTTGAAAGAAAATACACAGGAAAATGGGAGGCAGAATGGGACAGGAAAATAAAGAAGATATCAGAAAGGTATTTGAACAGCTTATTGACTTAAAAGAAGAGTATAAGGATAAGCAGGAGGCAGTGCAAAGGCTTGAGGATTATATAGCAAGGTTAGAGGAAGATGGATATACAGAGCGTGACAGTGTTACAGGCGGTAATGGTGGTAAGCAGCATTATGTTGTTGAGGGTTTTCCATATCCTCTGTATTCCAGAAAAAAGACACAGCTTATTATGCGTAAAATGGCTTTAGAGGATATTAAGGCAACAATATATGAACAGATTACAGCAGCCGAACAGATTATTAACAGGCAGGAGAACAGCCGCATAAGAAGACTTTTAACATACAGGTATATTGATGATATGTCATGGGTGCAGATAGCACAGAGAATGGGAGGAAAGCATACAGCTGACAGTTGCCGTGTAACGCTGGAAAGGTTCTTTAAAAGCATGGAAAAAACTAACAAATGCAAACTGACAAAACAAATAGAATAAAAATAATAGTAATAAAATAATAACTTCTTATTTTAATTTTATAATATAATAATTAAATATATATATTATTATACATGCAGAAAATCCATTGCTTAAGAATGTTATACAAGCTTAAATAGCTGAATATTAAATAGCTGGATAATACAATAACAGGTAATGCTGACGATATATAATTTATTCATACGGCATGTGACGGGATTGATATAATACAGAAAAATGACAATATTTCTAAGAAATCAAAGCAGTGAAACATAATACAACAGTAAAGTAGAGGTGTGTGTATATGTGCCAAAAGTGTCCGCCAGCGACGGAATTTTAATGTTTTTTGTGATTTTATGGTAAAATTGCACAAAAGCATATATAGGGTGAAATATTGTTAAGCCTGCGTAAATGCTGGCTGTAAAAGCAATATTACATACAGATAATTGTTTCGCTAAACAAATGTTTAGCGAAGTTACACATTGTTTGTAGCTGTTATGTGCATGTAGTGTAATCAACAGACACAGGCGGCATTTTAAAGATTTTTTGTCAATGTGGGATAAAGATTAACAATATTTTTTTATATGTCTCCGGAATATTAAACTTCTTACATACAAGATTCTGATAAAGATTGACAATATTTTTTATATGCCGGAAACCCTGATTTATACAGGCTTTTTACCAGATTGCAAAAGCAGTGTGAGTTAAAAAAATAAAAAAATTAAAAGTTTGTTCGTTTTGTTCGGTTTTAATGTGCTAATATTTAGGCTGGAACAGATGGACAATATCTGGACGACAAAATCCCCCTCGGATAAGCCCCGGCATTAATTTAGTGCTTCTGACAGCATTAATGATATGCCGGGGCTTGTTTTTACGCAGTCTGACGTAATACCAAAGCAGGAGAGGTGGTGATACATGAGTGAATAATAAAAACAAAGCCGGTATGCCGGCTTATGAGCTGGCAGAAAACGATTATATGCTTGGCATGAAATACAAGGATATAGCTGTTAAATACGGCGTAACAATTAACACTGTTAAGAGCTGGAAGAAAAGATATAACTGGAACAGAAAAAGTGTGCACACAAAAATGAAAAAAGTGTGCACACAAAATGACCCTGATTTTGAAGTTGAAGATAAGCCTGTTGCAGATGAGGTTGAGTCGGTATTGAAAAATGAGGAGCTCAACGAAAAGGAACGGCTTTTCTGTCTGTATTTTACAAAACTGTTTAATGCAGCCAGGGCATACAAAAAAGCCTATGTGACATGTTCTGATTATACGGCACGCATTAACGGCTGTAAGCTGCTTGCAAAGCCTAAGATTAAGGCAGAGATAGAACGGCTTAAGCGTACAAGGCTTAACCAGCTGTATCTTGAACAGTCTGACATATTTCAGAAATACATGGATATAGCATTTGCAGACTTTACTGATTATGTGACATTTGGCAATGAGAAGATAAAAGTAAAGGATGACTCCGGAAAAACAAGGGAAATAATAGTAAGCCATGTCGATGTAAGGAATGATACAGAGGTAGACGGTACACTTATTACAGAGATAACCAAAGGACCTAACGGAATAAAAGTCAAGCTGGGTGACAGGATGAAAGCCCTTGAATGGATTGCCGGACATATGAACATGGCAAGTGAGGAACAGAGAGCAAGGATTGAGCTTATTAAGGCTCAGAAGGAGAAGCTGATGGAGTATGGCACAGGAGAGGATAACAATTCTGAAAAGATTGACAATATTTCAAAGATATTAGAACAGATGCAGACAGTTAAACAGGAAGATATTGTAGATTAACCTGGTAATTTAGAATAAAAGACAATTTATATATCCGAGGGGGTGATATTATTCTTAAGCTGTCGCCTAAATTTAAAGATTTTTTATCAGTTGAAACAGACAGGGAATATCTTGAGGGAACTACAGCCGCAGGGAAGACTACCGTGGGAATATTTAAGTTTATGCTTATGGTTGCAAAAAGTGATATAAGGTATCATGTTCTTGCAGGTGCTGATATTGGAACTGTTGAGAAGAATGTTATCAATTCAGAGCGTGGACTTTTGGAGCAGATGGACGGACTGGCCCAATACCATCCTAACGGACGTGGAGGCATCAGACTGCCGCATATAGAATATAAGACACCATCAGGCATTAAATATATATATGTCTGTGGATATGATAACAAGGCAAAGTGGAAAAAGGTGTTAGGCTCACAGGTTGGGTGTGTATATATTGATGAGGTCAATATCGCAGATATGGAGTTTTTACGTGAAATAACGCACAGATGTAAGTATATGATGACTACATCTAATCCTGATGCACCCGATATTCCAGTATATAAAGAATTTATTAACAGGAGCAGACCATTAAAAAGATATGTAAAAGATTATCCGCCGGAACTTCTTGATGAACTTAAGGAAGAACCGGTAAGGGGATGGGTACACTGGTATTTTACTTTTTATGATAATGCTTCGATGTCAGAAGAGGATATACAGAAAAAGATAGATGCAGTCCCTAAGGGAACTAAGATGTATAAGAATAAGATACAGGGTCTCAGAGGAAAAGCAACAGGCCTTGTATTTTGTAATTTCAATAAAAGACATCATGTAATATCAAAAGAAAACGCCATGAGGTATATAAAAAGAGACAAACGCCAGGAAGAATATTTTGAAATATTCACAAGTGGACTTGATACTGCGTATTCAACACAAAGCCCTGATACTATAGCAATGTCGTTTATAGGAATAACTAATAAAGGCAGATGTATCATATTATCTGAAAGAGTATATAACAATGCTGATATATCAGTTCCTATAGCACCATCTGATACTGTTAAGAATTATATTGACTTTCTTGAACGTAACCGCAGGGAATGGGGAGGTATGGCAAAAAATGTATTTGTTGACAGTGCTGACCAGGCAACTCTTACGGAGCTTGCCAAATATAAAAGACAACATCAGGAATGTATGTATATATTTAATAATGCTTATAAACGTGTTGAAATAATAGACAGGATAATGCTGCAGCTTGGATGGATGATATATGACGATGGAAAGGACAGGAAGCCTGATTATTATATCGTTGATACATGCACACAGTATATTAATGAGCTTGAGGTGTATTCATGGAAAGAAGATAAGGATTGTGAACCGGAAGATGGACATGACCACATGATTAACAGTGTACAGTATGGCTGGATTCCTTACAGAAGCAGGATAGGAACAGATAGAAGCATAACCGGATAGGAGAGTGTGAGAGGTGAATATATTTACAGGTATGTCAGAGAAGATAAAAACAGGAATAAGGACATGGCTGCGCATCCAGCCTGCAATGAATGGAACAATTAACATACAGGAGGTTCTTGATTACGAGGGTAATGCAATAAAGAATCAGATATGGTACAGGGGTGAGAGTGAAGAACTGTCACAGCTGTACAGTCAGCTCGATGGCGACAAGACAAGGTTCTGGTCGGCATCCTGTACGGCCGGTATGGAAATCAGGAAGATACATGTAGGACTTCCAGCAATGTTATGTGACATGCTTGCCAGTATTGTTACGGCAGATATGAATGAGATAGATGCAGGAAGCCGTCAGACCGAATGGGATGAGATTGCAAAAGAAAATGATTTTGTTGAGCTTATAAAGCAGGCAATAACAGAAACCCTCTATATAGGAGATGGTGCATTTAAGATATCATTTGATACAGCCCTTAGCCGGTATCCGATACTTGAGTTTTATCCGGGCAATAAGATAGATATTATAAGGGACAGAGGGAGAGTTAAAGAGATAGTATTTAAGACCATATATAACGTTCAAAAACAGGAATATGTGCTTCTGGAACATTATGGTATAGGATATATACATTATGAGCTTACGAGGGGCGGTAAGGAATATATATTAAGTGCTGTGCCAGAGCTTGCACACCTTAATGATATTACGTGGAACGATAAGTTTATGATGGCTGTGTCTCTTATGTTTTATAAGTCGGCTAAGTATGAGGGCAGGGGAAAGAGTATATATGATGCTAAGATAGATAACTTCGATGCGCTGGATGAAGCATGGAGCCAGTGGATGGATGCATTAAGAAAAAACAGATCGAAAGAATATATTCCTGAAAATATGCTTCCAAGAAATCCATTTGATGGAAGTGTATTAAAGCCTAATGCTTTTGACAATGCGTATATCAGGATAGATGGGGCAATGCCAGAGGGAAATGTTAATAAGATAGAGCTTGTTCAGGGAGATATACCACATGAAAGTTATCTGTCAACATATATAACGGCTCTTGACCTTTGTTTACAGGGTATTATGAGCCCATCAACATTAGGTATAGATGTTAAGAAGCTTGATAATGCAGAAGCCCAGAGAGAGAAAGAGAAAGCAACCCTTTACAGTAGAAATAACATTGTAGAGCAGTTACATAAGGTTCTTCCAAAGCTTGTTACAGCAACATTTAATGCCATAGATACGCTTAATAAGACAGCTATTAAGGATATAGATATTGATGTGACATTTGGCGAATATGCAAATCCATCATTTGAAAGTCAGGTTGAGACAGTAAGCAAAGCTAAGCAGGGCGGTATTATGAGCATAGAGGCATCTGTTGATGAGCTGTATGGAGATACCAAGGATGATGAATGGAAGCAGGAAGAGATTGCAAGGCTTAAGGCTGAACAGGGAATATCTGAGATGGATGAACCGCAGCTTAATATGACGGATAACACTATAGATATTAATGGAGTAGAATAATGCCATCACATATGAATACAGATTATGATATAGGCAAAGCATTTGCCGCCATCGAAGATGAACTTATATCATCCATGATGCGTAATCTTGACCGTCACAGGGCAGAGGAAACCAAGTTAGGATATAACTGGACACAGTGGCAGGTTGATCAACTAAAATATCTTGAAAAGTATAAGGCTGATAATAAAGAAAAGTATAAAGATAAGTTTAAAGATATCAATTCATCAGTCGATGCAATGTTATCATCGGCAAGAAGTGCAGGCGGAACGGCACAGGAACAGCAGATATTAAAGGCAATAAAAAACGGATTTGAAGCAGCTAAGGACACCGATGGTAAAGGTGTAACGGCTGCTTTTTTCAGGCTTAATACAAGAAAGCTGGAGGCATTGCAGGAAGCTACTAAGAATGATTTAAAGACTGCTGAAAAAGCAATGCTTAGAATGTCCAATGATAAATACAGACAGATAATATATAATGCACAGGTTTATGCAAATACAGGTGCTGGAACTTATGAGAAGGCTGTTGATATGGCTACAAAGGATTTTTTAAAAGCCGGTATTAATTGTATTGAATATAAGAATGGAAGCCGCCACAGCGTAAAGGAATATGCAAAGATGGCAATAAAGACAGCCAGTAAAAGGGCATATCTTACCGGGGAAGGCGAACAGAGAAAAAAGTGGGGTATAACTACGGTTATAATGAATAAGCGTGGAAATGCCTGTCCTAAGTGCCTTCCATTTGTTGGAAAGGTGCTGATAGATGATGTATGGAGTGGCGGAAAGGCATCTGATGGACCTTATCAGCTTATGAGCAGTGCAATGGAAGCCGGATTATATCATCCTAATTGCAAAGACAGCCATACAACGTATTTTGCAGGATTGGATGATGATGAGATATCTCCGGCATATACAAAGAAAGAGCTTGAGAATATAAAAGAAGATTACAGACAGGAGCAGAAACAGCAGTATGCAGGCAGAATGGCGGAGCAGTTCGACAGGCTGGCTAAGTACTCATTAGACCCGGATAACAAGAAAGTGTATGCGGTAAGGAAGGAACAGTGGGAGAATGTAGTTGCAAATAGCCAGAAGAATGATATAATGGAATCAGACCTAAGTATATTTAAAAATAAGTTAAGAAATGATACAAATATAGATAAAGAATACTATAATATTCTTAAAGAAAAGTTTTCTCATGGAAATAAAGATGCAAAACACTTATTTGCTAAGTATGCAAGTGGAGATACAATAGAAACATCATTGTTTGAAGGTACTGCACATTATAATACTAAAACTAAAAAAATATCCATGCACTATAGAGCTGATTTAGATAACTTACGAGGTACTGGTGCAACATGGTTTCATGAACATGGGCATTTGATAGATGATGCACTTGGAATAGTATCAAATGATAAACAATTTAAGGCATTACTTAATGAAGATGTATACCAATATAGGATAAGATATGGAAAAGAGCATAATTTAAGAACATATGATAAAGTAGATAAAGCGATTAGTGGTGATTTGCAGGATATGCGTAAGCACTCGGCTGTATCAGATTTATTGGATGGATTAACAAGTGGAAATATTAGAGGTTGTGCTGGACATATGTATGATTATTGGGATAATCTTGAAAATATTACATCAGAAGCATTTGCTCATATGTTTGAAGCACAATTTGATAAAGTTAGATATGATGAAATGAAAAAATATTTTCCACAATCATTAGAATATTTTGAAAAGAAACTGAAGGAGGCAGCAAAATGATAAAGAAATTGAAAAAGGCACATTTACAATTTGTTATGCATTTTGATTATTGTCCTAACTTTCCGCCTAATTTGGATTTCAATCAGGAAGAATATGCTGACTTGTTATTGAAATGTATTGAAGATGATTTTGATTATACAATTGAGAAATATGGAACAGTAGTGCCAAAGAAAATGCCAAGACCAGAAATAATTTGGGATTAACAGCCACCAGTCGAGAGATTGGTGGTATTTTTATATCCAATTTTAAGAAAGTGAGGACAAGACAGTATGAAAAAATTATTTATTAGCCAGCCTATGGCAGGTAAAACAGACGAGGAAATAAAAGAAACAAGGAAAAAGGCAATAGAATATGCAGAGCTGCTATTAGGTGATAAAGTAGAAGTTATAGAGTCTTTTTTTGAAGGAGCACCAGCAGAAGCTAAGCCATTGTGGTTTTTAGGAAAATCAATAGAACTTCTATCACAGGCTGATGTTGTATATTTTGTTAAAGGCTGGGATAAGGCTAGAGGTTGTAAAATAGAACATCAGTGTGCGGTAGCATATGATATTAAGAGAATAGAAGATTAGATTAAATAAACAGCTATAGAGCTGTTATTTTTATACCCAAGTTGCACCGGTGCAACACAATTTAATATTAGTTAATAAGCACGCATGGCAATAAGCTGTGGGTGCTATTTTTATGCCCAAAACTTAATGGCACTAAACTTTAGGAAAATGCCGACGGGCGGTAAACGGAAGAAAGGAGATAGAGTGATGAGAAAGACATTACCTATTAATTTACAGTTCTTCGCAGAGGGCGGAGATGGTAACAGCGACCAGAACGCTGGTGAAAACAACAATGTAAATACAGACGTGCAGGGCGGCAGTCACAACACACAGCAGTCAGCCGTGGTTGATTATGACAAGATACAGACAATGCTTGACGCTGCGACGGCAAAAAAGGAAAATGCTGTGCTTAAAAGTTATTTTCAGCAGCAAGGATTATCAGAAGATGAAGTAAGTCAGGCAATAGCGGCATTTAAGCAGAATAAACAGCAGCAGACGGATGAACAGAACAATGTAAATGCCGGACTTAAGAGTGAACTGGCTGTCGCACAGCAGATGGCGGAACAGGCACAGATAGAACTTGCAGCTACAAAAGTAGCAATGACACTTGGCATAGCTGCCAAGACGCTTCCATATGTCCTTAAAATGGCTGACTTTACCAAAGCTAAAGGTAATGATGGGAAGATATCAGAAGATAATATCAAGGCAGCACTTGAACAGGTGGTTAAGGATGTGCCGGCGCTTAAACCAGAAAAAGAAAACAATGCCGGTTTTAGGATAGGTGCCGGACAGCAGCAGGGCGGCAGCTCTGACAGTAACAATGTAAACATTCCACAGAAAAGATGGAACAGATTCAATAATTAAAGAAAGGTTAAATAAGGTGAAATCATGGCATTAAATTACGCAGAACAGTGGAGTCCGGAGCTTCTTGAAATTCTTATACAGGAGACACTTACATCACCATTTATTACAAGCAATGTAAGGTGGTTAGATGCTAAAACATTTCATTTTACACAGATGAGTGTATCAGGTTATAAGAATCATAAAAGAAGCGGAGGATGGAACGCAGGTAAATATGCACAGACAGACCATCCATATACAGTAACCCATGACAGAGATATTGAGTTTATGATTGATAAGGCAGATGTTGATGAGACTAATCAGACAGCATCTATACAGAACATTTCACGTATATTTGAACAGACACAGGTAGCACCGGAGACCGATGCATTGTTTTATTCAAAGGTTGCACAGGCAGCACAGAAAACAGAACTGTATCATTCTGAAACACCAGCATCAGAATATACAGCAGAGAACGTATTTTCTAAGCTTAAGGCTATATTAGCAAAAGGCAAGCTTAGAAGGTATAAGTCTAAAAATGCACTTATTGTATTTATAGATTCGTTTATTATGGATCTGCTTGAGGTGTCAAAGGAGTTTACACGAAAGATTGAGATGACGCAGATTGCTGAGGGCGGAATGGGTATCGAGACAAGAGTTACTGATATTGACGGTGTAACACTTATGGAAGTTGTGGATGATGACAGATTCTATGACAGGTTTAACTGGGAGCCGAAAGAGGGAGGATTTGAACCGCTTAAGTCTAAGTATGTTCTTACAACTGATGAGGATGTGGTTACAGGAAAGACATATTATACAAAGGGGGATACGTATACTGTTGTAGCAAAGCCTAACAAGTCAGGTATTGGCTCTTATTATGAAAAGATTGTACAGGGGTCACATAAGATTAATGTTCTTGTGGCATGTGGTCTTACATGTAAGACGGTTCCTAAGATTGCAAGTATTTACAGTTTTGCTCCGGGAGCACATACCAAAGGTGATGGATACCTGTATCAGAACCGTAACCTTAGTGATGTATTTGTATTCCCTAATGGCAAGGATGGTAAGGTTGATTCTGTATTCGTTGATGTAGATCCTGCAGAAGATATTGAAGAGTGAGCCTATGGTATATGCAAGTAAAGAACAATATCTTAGTGAACACCGTATTATACCTGATGAACAGATAGAAAAAAGGTTGAAGCAGGCGGGGCGGCATATCGACTCGCTTACCTTTAACCGGATTAAGTCAAGAGGATTTGACAATCTGACAGAGTTCCAGCAGGCAATAATTATAGATGTCTGCTGTGATATGGCTGATTTTGAGTATGAAAATGAAGACATGATTAACTGTGTGCTGCAGAATTATTCAATTAATGGGGTATCAATGCAGTTTGGCAGCAGTTGGAATGTAATGATACAGAGTGGTATTGCAATAAAACGTGATACGTACAGGATACTTTGTCAGACGGGTCTTTGCAGTCTTAGTCTGGGGGTGTGAGAATGAGATATCCGTGTCTGATATTAAAGAGCATGTGCAAGACTTATATACATGTAGAAATAGAACCGGAAGGACAGAATGTATATGGTGAGCCGTTAGAGGCAGTTACATGGGATGGTCTATGCAACTACCAGGATAGTGGTAAAACGGTACTTACTGCTGAAAAGAGGCTTATACAGCTTGAAGGATGTGCCATGATACCTGGAGATATTGCACCGGAGCTTCCTGTTATTACTAAAGGTGATATAACGGTGTTTGGTATAACAAGGCATATATACAAGGGTACGAAGTGCCGTAATCCTGACGGTACTGTAAATTATATAAGACTGGATGTGATGTAATGGCCTATAAATATGTTAAATCAACGGTTAAATTTAATACTCCGGTTATAAAAAAGATTAATGCAAATGCGGTCAAAGCACTTGAAATGACAGGTGAGGCAATACACACGGATATTGTACAGGCTGAGGTAATGCCTTTTGATACAGGACATTTACAGCAGGATGCGACATTTGTGGATGTATCTGATTCAAGAGACGGCAGGGTAAGGATTGTAACATCAACACCTTATGCAAGGCGGCTGTATTATCACCCAGAATATAATTACCAGACATATGAAAATGCATTTGCCGGAGGTGAATGGTTTAAGCCTTGGCTTAAGGGCGGCGGTGTACATCAGGATGATATTAAGAAATATTTCAACAATATATTAAAGAGATTGAACAGGAGCTGAGATGTTATTTTTAAGTGATATAAGGGATTGCATAGCATCCTTGGGAATAGTGGATAATGAACATGTGTATTCAGGAAAGCTTGATAACAAGAAAAATGAAAGTATAGGTGTATATAATAACAAACGTGGAAGCCCTAAATTAAAGAGCGTTGGCGGTGATGAAACAAGGTCATATTCTGTTAAGGCGGTAAGTATTCTTATTCACTGGAATAAAAAGCAGAGGGAAACTGAGCGGAAAGCATATGATGTATATATGTTTTTAAAGGATTTGCGATGTGTTACTGTCAATGGTAAGAAGATACTGTTTACAGATATGCAGATGGAAGAGCCTGTAGACGTGGGAACAGATGACAATGGAATATATGAAATGGTAATTGAAGCTGATATTTATTATGAGCTTTAACCGGAAAGGATAGAGAATGAATAAACAGTTATATGGATATAAGGCGGGAGTTTCACCTGTAAAAGGTGTCAATCCGACTAATGAACTTACATTTGGAATATGCATAGATGGAAGAAAAGATACTGATGCGGCTGAAACTATTACAACAACGCTTGTTAAGGATGCTGAAAGCCTTAGTGTATCAATTGATAACGGAATTGAAGAATGGAATCCGATGGACCAGAAAGGCTGGGTAAGACGTATTATGACATCGAAGTCACTCGGTGTCAGCATGGGAGGCAAGCGTAATTATGGAGATCCTGGAAATGATTATGTCGCCGGTCTTGCCTTTAAAAATGGACAGGACTGTAACTCATGGTTTTCAATTATATTCCCTAATCAGGATCAGCTTATTATTCCATGTGTGGTTAATACTACAAGTCTTGGCGGTGACAGTACGGCAGTAGATGCACTGGAATGGGAAGTACAGTCAGATGGAAAACCTACATATATCGCTTATACATCTGAATAAGGGTAATCAGGGGTAACGGTTAAAAACGCTGATGCTCCTGAAAAAATATTAATACGCAGAATGGAGATTATTATGGCAAACAAAACAGATTTTAAGTTAATTGATATTTCAATGAAGATAACTAACAGTCTTCCGGTCTTGAAGATAACAGATGAGCTTACCGTAACAGTTAATAACAGAAAGAGTGTTGTACTTAACATTCAGGCAATGGCCAAACAGGTGGAAGATGAGAAGAATGAAAAGACACAGCTTGAATTTATGAACAAAGCGTTAAATATGCTTATAGGAGAGAAAAACACACAGGCAATTGAAGATATTGACCTTCCTATGCCGGAATACAGGCTTGTTTATGAAACTATTATGAATATTGCGGCCGGCACGTATGGAGAAGATACACCCAGCATATAAAGAAGCCTATTATGATATATTTGAAGACTGGAGCCTTATCGAAGCGAGCTTTTTAAAACAATACGGTATAAGGCTTAGAAATGATGATGACATGTCATATCAGGAGTTTGTATCACTGCTGTCCGGTATTATGCCGGATACTCCGCTTGGACAGATTGTAAGCATACGTGCAGAAAATGATCCTAAGAAGCTTAAGACGTATACTAAAGAGCAGATGAGGATATGGCGTGAGTGGCGTATGAATGTAAAAAAGAGAAATAAGAATGGAATACCGGAGGGTAACAGGAAACTTCTTGAGATGCAACAGTGGTTAAAAAAGACATTTTCATAATTACAGTAAACCGTGACATTTAAAAAATGTTACGGTTTTTATAAAAAATAGGGAAGGAGGTAAAAGCATGTCACAAGAAGTTGCAGGTGTATATATCGACCTTGGACTTAATACGGATAAATGGGTTGACCAGCTGGGCAAGGTGACAGAGGATATCAGCAGGAAGTTTTCAGGAATAAGCAGTCAGTTTTCCAAGCAGATGTCATCGATGGCAACTAAGATAATTACAGATACGGGTAAACAATTTTCAGATATAAATGAAAAGTTTGCCCGGAATATGTCGGGAGTGGGAAGCAGCGCAGCTAAAAGTATTAATAAACAGTTTTCAATAACCGGTAATAATATTGATAAGCAGATGACAGGCATTGGTAATAATGTGTCAAGGAAAACATCAGGCATGTTCACAACAATAGCCGGAAAGCTTCCGGCAGTTCTGGGAACTGCGGCAATCGGTGCATTTGTGAAATCGTGTGTTGATATGGGTTCTGACATAACAGAAGTACAGAATGTTGTTGATACGGCATTTGGAAACATGAGCACGCAGGCTGATGAATTTGCAAAAAATTCAATGGAAAGATTTGGTTTATCTGAACTGTCTGCAAAGAAGTATATGGGTGTATTTGGACAGATGAGCTCGGCAATGGGTGTGACCGGAAAGGATGCACTTGAGATGGCTGAGAATGTAACAGCACTTACCGGCGATGTTGCCTCATTTTATAATCTTGGAACAGATGAGGCATATACTAAAATGAAGTCTATATGGACCGGTGAGACAGAGACACTTAAGGATCTGGGCGTTGTAATGACACAGACCAATCTTGATCAGTATGCCCTTAATAATGGTTTTGGCAAGACTACAGCCAATATGACAGAGCAGGAAAAGGTAATGCTGAGATATCAGTATGTAACTAATGCGTTGTCCAATGCCAGCGGAGATTTTGCAAAGACACAGGACAGCTGGGCTAATCAGACCAGAATATTAACATTAAGGTTTGAACAGTTAAAGGCATCACTGGGTAAAGGTTTTATTGCATTATTTACACCTATTGTCAAAGCTGCCAATGTTGCACTTGCGGCATTGCAGAAGTTAGCGGACGGTTTTGCAAGCTTCATATCAATGCTTACAGGGGCTGATCTTTCAGCTTCCACAGGAAGTATAGCGGAATCAGCAGCAGAACTTGCCGGAGTATCAGACAGTATAGGAGATGTAGGAGACAGTGCCACCGGAACAGCCTCAGACGTGGCAGGAATAGGAGATGCGGCGGCAGAGTCAGCCAAAAAGATAGAGCGTTCTCTTGCAGGATTTGACCAGATAAACGAGCTTACTGATAATTCAGATGATGGCAGTTCAGATAGCGGAGGCGGTTCTTCTGGTGGAGGTGGCAGTGGTTCGGGAGCAGCTAAATCAGCCACTAATGCTGCCAATGAAATAAGTAAGGCAGCAGACAGCCTTACCGGATTTAAAAAACTTGTGGATGAGCTTGCAGATAAATTTAAAACAGGGTTTAAAGAAGGACTTGGTAAGGATTTTGATGCAAGTATAGAGCGTTCTAAAGGGCATATTGAAAGCATCAAAAATAGTCTTATAGATATATTTACAGATACCAAGGTAACTGCTTCAGCAAGAAAAATGGCGGACAGCATTGCTTTATCATTAGGGAAGTTATGTGGTTCTGTTACAAGCATAGGTATGACTGTTGGCGAAAATCTTCTTGGAGGGTTTGATAATTATCTTTCTAAAGATTCGGATTATATCAAAAACAAGCTTGTGAATATATTCGATGTAAATGCAGAACTGGCTGATACACTTGGTGACTGGTATATGTTTCTGGCAGATGTAGCTGAGGTATTCAGAAGCGATGATGCTAAAGCTATAACAGGTGATATAGCCGGAATATTTTTAAATGGTTTTTTTGAGGTTACGGAAATATGCGGTAAATTAAGTACAGATATATTAGGCCTTATTACAAAACCATTTATTGAAAATAAAGATGCCATAAAGCAGGCAATGGCAGATACACTTGAGCCTGTAAGAAAGATATTTGATGAATTAGAACAGTCATTTACTGAATTATGTATACATTTTTCCACAATGTATGATGAACATATAAAACCTATGTTTGATAGGCTTACAGAAGGCTTATCAAAGCTTGTAGGAGCTGTTGTTGATGTTTATGATAAATATATAGTACCCATATTGGACAGGCTTTCTGAAAGGGCTGTTAAGCTTATTAATGAAGATCTACAGCCAATGGCAGAGGCAATAGCTGACTGTATCGGAAAAGCTGCCGATCTGATTGGTGATTTATGGCATAACGTACTTGAACCATTATTTGAATGGCTGGCGACTAATGTTCTTCCTGTACTTACTCCGGCATTAGAAACAATTGGAAATATTGTTCTTGATGTTTATGGTGTTATAAGTAAGGTTATAACTGGAATCATAGAAATATTCAGTGGTGTTATTGATTTTCTTGATGGTGTTTTCACAGGCGACTGGAAGAAGTGTCTTGACGGACTTGTGGAAATATTAAAGGGGATAATAAAGAGTATATGGTCGGTTGTTGAGGGGATTGTAAATATCATTATAGACCTTGTAAGTGGTTTCGTGGACCAAATAATTGAGTTTATGAAAAGATGCTGGAATGGAATATGCGATGCTTTCAGTAATGCTGCAGAATGGTTTACGGATATTTTCAATAAAGCATGGGATGGTATAAAAGGAGCTTTTGACAGTACAGCAGATTTTTTTGGCGGTATATGGGATGGAATTAAAAATACATTCAGTAATGTTACTGACTGGTTCAGAGATAAATTCTCCGAGGCATGGCAGGCTGTAAGGGATGTATTCAGTTCAGGAGGCGAAGTATTTTCAGGTATTAAGGATGGAATATTATCAGGGTTAAAAGATGTTGTAAACGGTCTTATAGGTGGAATTAATGATGTTGTAGCAATTCCATTTAATGGATTAAATTCTGCGCTTGATAAGTTAAGGGGGCTTAGCATTCTTGGAGCTGAACCTTTTGGATGGCTGCCTTCAATATCTGTACCGAGTATTCCTATGCTTGCCCAGGGCGGTTATGTTAAAGCCAATACTCCGCAGCTTGCAATGATTGGTGATAACCGCCATCAGGGTGAAGTTGTAGCACCGGAGGACAAGTTAAAAGCTATGGCATTAGAAGCTGCACAGATGAGCAGTGGAGGTGCGTTAATGGCAGAAGCTATAAGTATACTTAAGCAGATACTTAAGATACTTGAAAATCTGGATCTTGACATACAGATTGATGGAATGAGCCTTAAGAAGTACATAGTAGACAAGATTAACAAGAATACAAAAGCTACAGGAAAATGTGAAATTATAACATAACAAAAGCCGGCTGTATTTATAAGCAGCCGGCTTTTTATGTGGAAAGAGGTATATATGGTAATAAAAGCAGGGGGTGTGGAACTTCCGGCACCGGTGTCACTTAAAATAAATGATGAGATAATATGGTCATCTGATACAGGGCGCGCACTTGATGGCACCATGATAGGTGATGTGGTGGCAGAGAAGAAAGATATAAGTATTAACTGGGGATTTATGACAGAGGATGATTATAGTCTGATTAAAAATAATCTTATAGCCGGATTCTTTCCAATAACAGTCCATGACGATGGCAGCGATATAACGATAGATACATACCGTGGAACATTAAGCAAAGAGGCCGTTGGAGATATAGGTGATGGGAATTACTGGTACAGGAGTGTTACTGTACAGATAATACAGCAATAATTATGTAAGGCGTTTTGATACGCAAAAAAGGAGATATTAGTATGTTAAAAACAGATACAGTTGAAACAACAAAAATTACAACACAGATTACGGCATCCAGTGTTATTAATAATGGTGATACAGATGTGGAAGTGGTAACAATGAGTGCAGCCATTGTAAAGGTTAATGGCAAGGTGGATGGATGGCCACAGACGTCGCAGTCAATAAGGAATTATACATTGTATATGCAGAATAAAGCTGAATGTAAAAAAGATATGTCAGATTTTGATGAGCTTGTGGATTCAGTTCTTAGCGGAGTACAGGAAAGTGAGGAATAGTAATGAAGAACAGAGATATTGTCAACAATCTTAATAATATTTATGGTTTCCTTGAAAGTGCAAGGAAACGACAGAATAATGAACATAGAAGTATTCTTAATGCAAAAGCTCAGTTTATGGTAATGGCAAATGAAAAGGTGTTAAGAGAGGCTTATGCACCGTATGAGCAGACTTTTAAGGAGATACAGTCAGGATATAGTGAAACTGATTTAAAAAAGGATAAATTAAGAAAAGAATTTAATAATAAATGCAATGAGCTTCTTGACATAGAAAGAGATATAAATATTGAAACAATAAATCAGAATGATTTTATGGATGATGCCGGTTTTGATGATATTATTGCACTGGAATTTATGACAAAATGAGGTAGTGGCTTATGTACAATGATGTAACTGATGACTTTAAAAAATATATCAGTAAAACCTCTCGCAAATTTAATGCAAGAATTAAGATTAATAATAAATGGTATGATTCAGGTATTAAGTCGCTTACATTTACAGGAGGAAGTAATGGCGAGGATGATATTACAATAGGTTCAACAGTAAGTGCATATATAGATGTTACCATGAAAAATACAGGCTTATTATTTGAAAATACAGAAGTTGAATTACAGATAGGTCTATTGACAGATAATAAGTATGAATACGTTCCAATGGGTATATTTAAAGCTGCAAGACCTGAGGAGATCGATGGCAGAATGATAAAATTCACCGCTTATGACAGAATGATTAATACAGAGGTATTATTTGTATCTGAATTAACGTATCCTGCCACAGCCTTACAGGTTTTGAATGAAGCATGCAAGTTGTCAGGAATTACAAGGTCAACAACAGGTCTTGGAACTCTATACATACAGGAAAAACCGCAAGGATACACCTGCAGGGAAATAATAGGGTATATAGCTGCACTATATGGAAAATTTGCGGTCATAGACCGAAAAGGAAAGCTTCAGCTTAAATGGTATGATGAAACGTATGATTTAAGCATATCACGTCAGTTTTCAATGACAAAGAATCAGTCAGATAATGTTATTGGAAGAATTGAATGTAGTATAGATAAGGATACACAGCTTGTAAGTGGAACAGGAACAAGAGGTATAAGCATATCGGATCCATGGATGACACAGGCACAGCTTGATTCAATATATGCAGTCCTTAATGGATTTACATATCGTGCCGGTGAATGTGAATTTTTAGGTGATATAAGGCTTGAACCGTGGGATATAGTGTTATGCAGTGATTTGTCAGGTAATGTCTACCGGCTTCCTGTTATGACCGTTGTGCATACATATGATGGTGGTATATCCACTAAAGTACAGGCAGTTGGAAAGACAGAGGCAGAATCAGATGTAGATTTTAAAGGGCCGTCAGTCAAGGCTATGGAAAGAACGTATACAGAGCTTCTGATGGTTAATAAGCTGGTGGCAAATAAGGTTGATGCCGACTGGGTTAATGCTCATACAATAACTGCAGATAAGCTTGAGGCTGTTAATGCTGAAATTGTCAATCTTAAAACTAATAAGCTGGATGCGGATACAGCAAAGATAACATATGCTGATATTAATAAGTTCAATGCAGTTGAGGGAAAAGTAGGGAAGCTTGAAGCAACGTCGCTTACAGCTTCAAGTGCTGTTATTACAGATCTTACAGCACATATCGCAGATATTAATACATTGATGTTTGGCAATGCTGCCGGTGGCAGTCTTGTTACAAGTTTCAGCAATTCTGTAGCGGCATTGATAGGAAATGCACAAATTAAGTCCGCAATGATTGATTCCATTGTTGCAAATAAGATTATAGGCGGTCAGATATGTACCAATGTTGTGGATATTGTATCAGAAGATGGCAATATGAAGATTAAGAACAATACTATTCTTATCAGGGATATTAATAATATTCCAAGAGTGCAGATTGGAAAAGATGCAGAAGCTGATTACAATATGTATGTATGGGATAAGAACGGCAGGCTGATGTTTGATGCATCAGGTATAACGCAGGATGGTATAAAAAAGAAGATAATAAGGGATGATATGGTGTCAGACAATGCAAACATATCGGCAAATAAGCTCAATATAGATACACTGTTTGATGCTATTAATAATGATAATACACATACAATTAACAGCAGTCATATATATGTAGATGCCAATGGACAGCGATTGGATGTTTCATTTAAGTCAATGACGGATTCTTTAAATGATTTATCCGGTAAAATTACGCAGCAGGGAACAGCGGTAAATGTAATACAGGGAAAGATAGATCAGCGGATATGGAAATCAGATATAGATGATGCAGGCAGAAACAAGCTGGATACATCTGTATTTACACAGGAATTAGATACCATTAATGCAAGATTAAGTCAAATTGACAGTGAAATTAACAATGATGTGAATATATTTTGGGTAGATGAGATTCCAACACTTGATAATGAGCCAGCAGTCAATTGGGGCACGCCTCTGACTCTTCCATTTACATTGCCGGCAAAGCTTGTAACATTCACATCAGAAAAACTTAATAAACATCTTTCAGATATTGCATATGTCAATGGTACGGATAAATGTTACAGGTTTTCTAAAAAAGAAGACGGTACATATTATTGGAAGCTTATGGCCAATAATGAATATACGGCATTATTAAGTAAGATAACGGACATAACAGCCAATCTTGACGGTATCAGCTCAACTGTCAGTCAGGTTGAGAAAAACATAAAAATAAAAGCAGATAATAAAATCGTTAATGAGATATCAAATAATCTGACACAGCTAAAACAGTCATATGATAAATTTACAGTATCAGTTGGCGAGACTTACGTTACCACAGATACATTATCTGGGTATTGTACAACTAAGGAAGCACAGGCACTGGTTGATTATAGTGCAGGAAACATAACACAGCAGATAAGTGAATCATATGTAACACAGGGGGATTTTGACAGCCTTACGATAGGTGGGAGAAATTACCTTCCAATGGACCGGCTATATTGGGAACAGGGCACAATATCCAATGGAGTAAGGACAGATTCAATAAGAAGATTAAGAACTAAGACAGCAAGAGAAATTGACAGTGCAACCCAATATATAATATCAAGGTATGGAACTGGAAAGATTATTCTGTTTTTCTATGACAACGGGTATAAGTTTATAAGCAGTCATGACTGGTATACAACATTTCCTAAGTCATTTACTACACCGGCAGGAGCAAAATATTTCAATGCTGTGATTGCCTATAATGATGATTCTGTGATATCGCAGGATAAAGATATATCTGATATAAGGTTCAAGATTGAAAAGGGCGACAGGGTGACAGACTGGACACCAGCACCAGAAGATTATACCACAGTCACATCTTTTACAAGTAAGATTGAAGAAACTTCAAAGAGTATATTGCAAAGTGTATCCGGTACATATGCAACAAAGGATTCTGTTAATACGGTAACAGGACAGATTGCATTGAAAATTGACAAAAATGATACCGGACAGATAATAAGCATGATAAATGCATCAGCCGATGAAATATATTTAACTTCTGACAGATTTACACTTAACAGTACTTATGCAAAGATTGCAAAAGACGGTGTAGTTGACTTTACAAGTGGAAGAATTGGAGGTGCTTATATAACTGCCGATTACATGTATGCTAACAGTGATTCGACAGGACTTGGATTAATATGGAGCAGCAATCAGATATACAATAATGTTGCCTTATGGGCTGGAAAGCCTAATACAAGCTTTATGGATTCACCTTTAAAAATATACCATGATGGAACGATAGACGCCTCCAAAGGAACGATAGGAGGCTGGAAAATAGATAAAAATGCACTATATAGTGATTATGGAGATTACAGGGTATATATTCAGAACTTTAAGTCAGATAATCCGGCAGGACAATGGATTATATCAACACAGACTAAGGCACAGGTACAGACGCCGGGAATAGTTGGTTATAATCCAACTTTTGTATTATATGGAAATGGAGATGTGTACTCAAAGGGGAAGGTCAGATTTGATGGTACGGCAGATTTTTATGGAGTTACGAAAGCGCATGGAGAATTTTATGTTAATACAGACAAGTGGGGTGAATGTGCAGTCGCCTGTACTAATCCAACACAGAATATTTTCATATGGGATTCAGGAGCAGATATACAAATATATGTTAATACACAGTTAAAAGCAAGAATAGCCTATTAAAAAGTTAAAGATTAGAGAAAGAGGTATATATGGGACTTGTTACATTTGTTAAGAAGATATGGACAGCATCGGGTGTAGTTAAGCATGATGATCTTAACCGCATTGAGCAGGGGATTGCAGATTGTGCTTCTGCATTAGATTCAGTAAATGGAAGAATTAAGACATATACGGCAGCAAGTACATCCGCTGATGGTCTTATGTCAGCTTCAATGGTTAAGAAGCTTAATGGAATAGCAGAGGGAGCTAATAAATATTCATTACCAACGGCTTCATCCGGACTTGGCGGAGTTAAGACTACGTCAACTGTGACCAGTTCAGCCGGATATACACCGACGCCAATTATTGGAGGAATACCATATTATAAAAACACAGATACAGATAGAAAATGGAAATATTATAATTACGTAAGCGGTGCAGCAGAAATAAAATATTCTTCAATTAATAGTGGTAATTTTGATGAAATATTTGTACAGGTAAGAAATGCATCTAATGGCAGAACATTTGGATTTTATCTTCCAAAGCTGGTACTGCCATCATCGGGAAGTAAGTCCTGGTATGATGGATATTATATAGATTCAACTAATTATGCAGGATGTTGTATATATACAGATACCAGCCTGTTAAAACTAAATACATTTTATTATAAAGGTTCACCATGCACATCAGATTCAACATTAGCTGTATGGTACAAATAAATTATAAAATGGCACGAAAGTGTCTTTTTTTTATACCATAAAATAAGCAGCCACATTAATGTACGCTGCAGAAAGGAGCAAAAGAAAAATGAATGATGAACTTGTGGAACAGCAGTTAGATACTACGGAGAAAAGGCTTGATGACCATGCAGAACGCATAAGAAAGCTGGAGTCGGTAACAGCAGTTATGGACAACAGGCTGGCGGCATTGTGTACGGCGTTAGAACATACTAACAGTACAATTAAAGCACTGGTAACAACAATAATTACGGCACTGATAGGATTTTTCTTCTATGCAGTGCAGACAGGACTGTTTAACTAATATGTAATTATGTTATCACGATTATTTATTGGGCATGCAATGGCGTAAAGACATTAATGAAAATTTATGAAAGAGAGGAATTTATTATGACTAAGATTAACTGGAAAGTAAGATTTAAGAACAAAACATTTGTAGTAGCATTTGTAACAGCAGTGGTAGCATTTTTCTACCAGCTTTTAGGGCTGCTTGAGATTGTGCCGGCAGTAAGCCAGGATAATGTCATGCAGATTATTATGATTATCGTCAACCTTCTTGTAACACTTGGAATAATCACAGATCCGACAACAGCAGGCGTATGTGACAGTTCGCAGGCACTTAATTACAGTAAACCTAAAAAGGATAATTAAGAAGTAAAGAAAGGTGGATTAAT